ATGAATGAGCAGGATTTGAAGCATGTGATCGCATTGTTGCTGGAAGACGCTAAACGTTTGCAGCAGATAGAGCCAAATGCAGGAACTGAGGCCCGTATTTTGTTAGCAAAACAGGCATTAAAGACTTGCGGGGCGCAAGACCCTGATCGAACCGAGTTCATGAATTTCATGGCTAACACGATTCCCCCTCGTCCATGCAAGGGAGATGGGGTGAGCCGTGTTTATCACGATACGATGGTTAAAGCTTTAAGAATCGAGCTTGAAAGGCTCAGGAGTCGGATCGCGATAAACGAAATCGTTACCAACTAAGGCTGCAGACGGAAGTAAGAATGCACTTTGTTCAAATTTACAAACAAAGATATTTGCATTAACGCCAACGCTATTAGCAATAGATAACGTTTGGTTAACGATGTTATTGCAATTCATTGTGCTGTTGAGAATATAGCCACCCGGGATCAACCTGCAGTCTCCGTCATCATCTTTTGTTGTTTTTCGGTAATGGAAGTTAAGCATTAACTCTTCAAATTTTTTGGCCTGTTCGGCTGTGGCTTCAAATAGACGAACGTGAACATAAAACTGGTTCATTAGGTTTCCTTGCTGGCTGTGTGAGAACTCCAGCATACCACCGAGCCTGATGTGGTGAAAAGACAGGCACACAACGATGAGAGCATTGACGAGCAAGACATAAGTGCTGGTTCGATTCCAGACAGTCCTGTTTAGTCAGGAGGGTTGGGCAGAGAAAAGGTCCGTTTAATTCGGACACGGCAGTGCTCTCTTCGTTGTGGTGAATGCGGCTCAGCGCACGCGGGTAAGGTTGAAGCTGACAGTCGATCCTCTGTAGTTAAGCACCCGTCTGGCGTGCAACCTTCGCCAGATACCGGGAGGCACCCGGCACCACAACGTTATTGCTGTGTGAAGTCTTGTCGGCGTCCGGCTCTTCCAACAACAGGAAGTCCTCACCTTTGATTTTGAGCGCATGGGAAATTCAGTCGAAGAGAAGCGCGTCAAAATTAAACACAAGCTGCAGTACAGCACTCCGACGCCGCGCGGTAAAGCGTCAGAAGAGGACACAACAGAAACCCCAATGTGGGTTAACAAGGGCGGAAAGCTCACCATACTGCAGGAAGATCAGGGTCAACTGTTCAGTATTAAAGGCACTACTGACGGAAAGCTTAAAGCGGCTCAGTGAACCGCAGCTAACCAATTCACTGCCACCACTTCGATCATTAGTTAATAAGGAATTTTTATGTCTCAGTTAGACAGCGGCACTTTTCAGCAGGTAAAAGACCTGGTCCTTTCTGGCTATCACCTTAACGATATTCAGGGGCTGGCTTGCCCGACAGCATTATTGCCTGCCGGAACAGGTGTTGAAAGCCTCGAACGCTTTGCACTGGAGCGTTTCCGCTTCCGCGGCGCCATGACTACCACCAGCATTGAAGACTTTGTTCGTTATTCAAAGGGCTATTCCAGCGCTACTGAAAAAGCACGCTGCTTTATCGACGCAGACCATATGACAGCTCGCTCAGTTTTCAATATTGGTACGCTGGATAACCCCGGTCATGCAGACAACGTTGCTTCTGTCACGCTTAAACAGACTGCACCATTTCGCGCTCTGCTCCAGATCAACGGGGAACGCCTGAAACAAAAACAGATCGCCGAATGGCTGGAAGACTGGAGCGATTATCTCCTGGCGTTCGATGCTGACGGTAATACAATGCAGATTTCACAAGCCGCCCAGGCTGTTCGCCGCATTACGATCCAACAGGCAACCCAGCAGGATCATGAAGATGGCGATTTCAGCGGTAAGAAATCCCTTATGCAAAGCATTGAGGCCAACAGCAAAGACGTTATGCCGGTGGCTTTTGAGTTCAAATGTGTTCCGTATGAGGGTCTCGGTGAACGTGCGTTCAGCCTCCGCAATAGCCTGCTGACCGGTGATGAACCTCGCTTTGTTCTGCGTATCGTACAACTGGAAGCGCAGGAAGAAGCGATCGCCAATGAATTCCGCGACCTGCTGATCAGCAAATTCGACGGTGAATCAGTAGAAACGTTCATCGGTAACTTTAAAGCGTAATTGCTCTGCATTAAATCCCCGGCGCCGCGGGGATTTATTGAAGCGTAATTCCATTAATCATCGCCACTCGGCGAGGGATTCGCACAACCAAAATTTACGCGGTGCAGCGCGAAATAAATTATAAGGAGAACCAACGATGAGTTTTATTCAAACACTTTCAGGTAAACAATTTGATTATCTCAGCGCAACTATTGACGACATTGATATAGAAGATATCGCCGTGGCGCTTTCCAATATTTGCCGCTTCTCCGGACATCTTCCTGAATTTTATAGCGTGGCGCAGCATTCCGTACTGTGCAGCCAGCTTGTATCACCGGAATTTGCCTTTGAAGCCCTGATGCACGACGCAGCCGAAGCGTATTGCCAGGATATCCCTGCCCCATTAAAAGCGTTACTGCCTGATTATCGCGAGATTGAGAAACGTACCGATCAACTGATCCGCTTTAAGTTTGGCTTGCCACTGGAAGAAGCCAGCGTAGTGAAGTATGCAGATCTGACCATGCTGGCAACTGAACGCCGCGATCTGGATATTGATGACAGTATTCCCTGGGTAATACTGGAAGGTATCCCCCCGACAGATTTATTCGAAATCTACCCACTTCGCCCCAGTCAGGCTTTCGGCCTGTTTATGGCCCGCTTTAATGAACTGATGGAGCTACGCCAATGTGCTGCATAAAAGATAAAGAGTCTGTAGTGAAGGCAATCAGATCAAGACGTTTGTGGGAGCGCGTTGAAGGCGGCTGATATTAATACCGACCACCAGCACTGATATTTGATGTTACAGCCCGGGTGCAGCCGGGCTTTGTGGAGAAAAATAAATGTCACGAATGATCCCCTTACTCGACTGGGCCAATGAGGAGTTCGGAGCGCAAGCACCAAGTGAGCGTATCCTTAAGAAATACGCTAAAGGCAAAATGATGATACCTCCAGCTGTTAAAGTAGGTCGTTACTGGATGGTAGACCGTAATGCTCGATTTGTTGGTACGCTTGCCGAACCGAAAATTCCGGCAAACGCCAGTCCAAGATTACAACGGATTATTGCAGATGGCTGCTAGACCACGTTCTCACAAAATTTCAATTCCGAATCTATACTGCAAGCTAGATAAGCGGACGGGCAAGATTTATTGGCAATATAAACATCCTGTTTCCGGACGCTTTCACAGCTTGGGTACTGATGAAGTGGAAGCTAAAAAGGTTGCATCCGAAGCGAACACGATCATTGCAGAACAAAGAACCAGGCAGGTTCTTAGTGTTAACGACCGTCTTGCCAGAATGAAAGGCAGAAGAACGGACATTACTGTCACTGAGTGGATTGATAAGTATATTGAAATTCAGGACGAACGGTTAAAACACCGTGAACTCAGACCTAATTCTTATCGACAGAAAGCAAAACCAGTCAGGTTATTTCGCGAACATTGCGGTATGCAATATTTGAAAGATATTTCCGCATTGGATATCTCTGAGATAACGGATGCAGTTAAGGCTGAAGGCCATAATCGTATGGCGCAAGTTGTTCGCATGGTTTTGATTGATGTATTCAAAGAAGCGCAACATAACGGTCATGTCCCTCCAGGCTATAACCCTGCCCTGGCGACCAAGCAGCCGAGAAACAGAGTCACTCGTCAGCGTCTTTCTCTGGAAGAGTGGAAAACTATTTATGAAGCTGCCGAAAAGCAAGAACCATACCTCCAGTGTGGAATGTTGCTCGCGATAATAACAGGTCAGCGTTTGGGCGATATCTGTAACATGAAGTTTAAAGACATATGGGACGATATGCTCCATGTCGAACAGGAAAAAACAGGATCGCGTTTAGCCATACCATTGGACTTGAAATGTGAAGCCCTGGGTTTAACTCTTCGGGACGTTGTATCTAAATGCCGGGATGCAGTCATCAGTAAATATCTTGTGCATTTCAGACATACCACCTCACAAGCAAACCGCGGTGATCAGGTTTCAACCAGTTCTTTAACTTCAACATTCAAAAAAGCACGTGACAGAAGTGGACTGAAATGGGATAAGGGATCCCCACCCACTTTTCACGAACAGAGATCATTATCAGAACGCTTGTACAGAGAACAAGGTGTCGACACGCAAAAATTACTCGGCCATAAATCAAGAAAAATGACAGACAAATATAATGATGACAGAGGAAAAGATTGGGTGATCGTCAACACAAAAACAGGGTGA